ACCACCCCCTAAGACAGCTAAAGAAACTAAACCAGATAACAACGCGACACCATTAATCAATTTTTGCATCTTTCTTCTCCAATGTAGGTGCTTGCTTTGAATCATCCTTCTTCTTAGAAGGCATGACACCAAACGTAGCTAATGTACCAGTAAAAACACTGGCGATAAAAGTTGGATCGATATTTTTCTGAGGAACACCAGGAACAGTTACATAATTAAGGGTCAGAATTGCTGCTGACCAACCAAGAATAATAACTCGGACAAGAGTTGATACACCCTCATCCGCCCACTCAAATTTGTTTTCCTTTTTGGCTTCCTCTTTCTTTGGATTATCCATAAGTAAAGAGTTAGGCATCTCTATTTATTAAAGAGAGCAATAAAATATTCAGCGTCTACTACTACTAATGGTTTCTTCCGATTCTTTTTCATAACTACTATAGGTTCATAGTCACCACAATTTGATGCTGCCTGTTCATAAGCATCCCACACGTTTAACCTTTCAACATTCTTACATTCAATTGAGTGAGGAAACTTTTGTCTTGCTGCCCGTGCCATGATGAGATCTTCACCACCTGCACCCATAGATCGAGACTCGATATCCTCAGGATGAACATCTAGAATCTCGATCAACATTTGACGTACCCATTTTTGTAGGTTACGTCCCTTCGCCTTAGCACTTTGTGTTTTCATTAATCAATCCCACGGGTCGCGTATTTGTACTTTATTGCCTGCATTCTCCATGCTTGAGCGAGACTTGACGGACCCTTCGAGAGGAGATCTCTCTCCTCCTGATTGAGTAGGTTTGTCTGTAGGAGATCTTCTCTCCATCCAGGTAAAGAATATTTTATCACAATTCAAAAGCCGCAAAAGTATTTTCTTCAACATCTTGTGTGATACCTCCAATTACATATGACTCAACTTCTGTTTCCTGTGGTGCCACTTGCAATCCTTTAGAACTCAACCAGTGTTGTGTCCAAGGCAAAGGATTGTTGTTTGCTGGAACATCAAAGATTGGTTTCATTCCAATACTTTTCATGCGTCTATTAGCAGTCCACTCAACATACTTCTGTAGAAGTTTTGCATTAAGACCAATCATCGATCCATCTTTGAAAAGATAATCAGCCCAGATTACTTCTTCTTCCACACATTTTTTAAACATGTTATAAACATTTTCTTCTTCTTCTTTGACAATAGAAATCATGTCAGGATCATCACCCTCTTTCCATTTGTTAAGGATGTTTTGAGTGATAGTCATATGCTGTGATTCATCTCTAGCAATAAGAGAAATAATCTTGGCATTACCTTCCATCTGTTTGTTCTCGGCAAACGCAAACGAACAAGCAAACGAAACATAGAATCTAATTCCTTCAAGAATATAGACGTTTGCTACAGCACGATACAATTTACGTTTCAGATCTCTCAATTCCCACTGAGCAGTTGGCGAATCTTTAAAGTCAGAACGCCACATGTTACCACTATCATACTGATGTGCTGCTTGTAGAAACTCATCGTATGCCTTAGTGACACTGGTTGCACGTTCCAGAATTTTTTCGTCAGAAATAATTTGATCAAAAATTTCCGATGGATCAGGGTAGATATTCTTAATAATGTGGGTATATGAGCGACTATGGATCATCTCCATAGTCTGCCAAATATTCATTGCTGACTCAAGTTCGGGTAGGCTGCAATAAGGCATGAAAGCCATGCCAGGACCACGACCTTGTACGGAGTCAAGCATGATCTGATACTTGAGGTTCGATGTGAAGATGTGCTTCTGTTCTGGTCGGAGTTGTTGATAGTCTGCACGATCTTTTTGCAATGAAACTTCTTCTGGTCTCCAGAAAAAACCTAGTTGTTGCTGAGTTAGTTTGTCAAAGACTGGATACTTGAAATTATCATATCTTTGAACTCCAAGAGGAGCACCAAAAAACATTGTCTGTGTGGTAGTGTCCACATGGTTTTTATTGAACACGGTCATACCATCAATTGATTTATATTCTGCATCACCAACCTTAAATTGCACAGCTGTCACACGCTTCTCCTTCTTGTTCTTGGTTTAAAATGTCTTGTACTAAGTCTTCTGCAGACTTTGGTTCTTCATTAGTATCATCAGTATCAATATCGGTTTTGTTGTCATACGTATTTTGATAATACGAAGTCTTCCAACCATACTTGTATGTATTTAAAAAGTCGCCTGCCATTACAGAAACTGGAACTTTATTCTCTGGATAATTTTTTGGATTGTAACTCCAGTTACCACTAATTGCTTGATCAAAGAATTTCTGCATTACAGAAACAATATTAATGTATCCTTCATTGCTCTTCATGTCCCACAGAAGAGTGTAGTTGTTTTTCAGGGTATTGAACTGAGGAACAATTTGCTTAAGAGGTCCTTTCTTTGATTTTTTAACGGACAAGTAATCTCTAGGTGGTTCGATTCCATTGGTTTCATTTGACACAACGGAACTGCTTTCTGATGGCATTTGTGCGGACAATGTGCTGTGTCGCAATCCGAACTCTTTGATATCTGAGCGAAGACTATCCCAATCACAATTCAATCCTCCTGCGATTGTGTCAACTTCACGCTTGTAAGTGTCGATTGGGAGGATACCATCGGAATATTTTGTGCGATCGTAATAACCACATTTTCCTTTTTCTTTTGCCAACTCGTTACTGGCTCTGAGTAGATTGTATTGGAAAGATTCAGACAGGTCATGGACAAGTTTCCAAGATGCTGGGTCATCGTATTTAACTCCTTGACGTGCTAGGTAATGAGCAAGACCAATGTAACCTACCCCTAGACTACGGCGATTCTGTGTTGATATTTCTGCCGCTTTAACAGGGTAATTCTGATAGTCAATCAATTCTTCGAGACCACGGACTGCTAGGTCACATAGTTCTTCCATTTCATCTAGTGATTTGAGTTTACCAACATTGACTGCAGAGAGAATACATAGTGCAATCTCCCCGAATGGATCATCAATGTGCTCAATTGGGTTAGTAGGAAGAGTAATCTCTTGGCAAAGATTAGACATGCTAACCTTATCTTTGAAGGAAGAATGAGAGTTACAATGATCTATATTCATGATATATAGACGACCAGTTTCTGCTCTTTCTTTTAGAAGGGCAAGAGTTAGTTCTTGTGCCCCGATAGTCTTTCTTGGAATAGACTGATCTGATTCATAGTCCACATAGCGAGCGTCAAATGCATCAGTACCAAAAGCATCATAGAGACCTGGTACGTCATGCGGTGAGAAGAGGCTAATCTCTTCATTCTTAATGAAACGTTCATAGAATAACTTAGATGTTTGAATAGAATAATCTAGTTTACGTACACGATTATCTTCCGTGCCCTTATTATTTTTAAGAACAATAATGTCTTCTATTTCTTGGTGCCAGATTGGGAAGTGTACTGTAGCTGATCCACCTCGGATGCCATTTTGCGTACAACATCTGACAGTGCTTTCAAATTTTTTGAGGAATGGGATAACACCTGTATGAGCGACTTCTCCGCCTCGGATCTTAGCATTGACCCCACGGATTCTGCCTGCGTTGATACCGATTCCTGCACGTTGAGCAACATACTTGCCAATCGCCATGTCACTAGAAAAGATACTATCGAGGGTGTCATTAGCATCAATAAGAACACAGCTAGCAAATTGTCGAAGTGGAGTTCGCACCCCTGCCATGATAGGTGTGGGAATGTTGATTTTGTGCTTGCTGATTGCGTTGTAGTATCTTCGGACATAATCGAGTCTAGTATCAAGAGGGTACTCCGCGAACAATGTCATTGCAATAAACAGATACATGTACTGAGGAGTTTCGTACACATCTCCACTGCTTCGATCTTGGACAAGATACTTATCTACAACTTGGCGTAGACCTGCATAAGAAAACAGATAGTCTCTACCATGATCTACCCAAGTATTAATTTTGTCCCAGTCATCGTCGCTATATTTATCTAGCAACTCTTCATCATAAACTTTGTTGATGGTAGCATTATATAGTGCAACATCATATGCTGATGGCATACCATCTTTCCAAACAGACTTATTAAATACTTGTTTGCGAAGACCAAAGAGAAGAAGTCGAGCAGCAACATATTGATAGTTTGGATTATCTAAACTAATTAAATCACTCGCAGATCTAATAAGAATCTCCTGAATGTTCTCAGTAGTGATCCCATCATGAAACTGAATATTGGAATGCATTTCTACTTGACTTGCAGAGACTCCTGAGAGACCTTCTGTCGCCTCTTCAACCATCTTGTGAATCTTTTCAAGGTTGAGAGGTTCAATAGACCCGTCGCGCTTCTCTACGTTGATTGTGCTCATACCTTTTTCCATTCGTTCATTTTAAGTGTTGCTTCTAGTCCGCTGTAAGTGTTTGATTTTACCAGAGATTGAACGTCATGTCCAGCGAGTGCCATGTCGTTTAAGTCTTTCTCTTTAATGCTTTTAGGGAAGATGACTACCTTATGCCCTGCCTTGATCGTCGATGCAATCTTATTAACAATTTCTCTCGATCTGGGTTCGTTGTCATAGGTGTATACGAATCGATAATCATAACTGCTAAGGTTAACATCGCTACCACACATAGCAATAGCGTTGTCAATGAAATGACTGTCGAAGGGTCCTTCTGTAACATAAACTTCCTTTGTAGGGTCAATGCGATCCAACCCATACACCTTGGGTTTGGAATCGTCAAGCATGATTGTAATGTATCTAATCTTTGCTTTGGGCGCAAGAGATCTACCTTGGTAACCAAACAGGATACCATCTCTATCCCTTAAGGGAATTATAATTCTTGCACTATCTTGACGTAGATTATCAAACGTCTTCTTCTGCTGGTTCGTCCAGTCCTTAAACTTTGGACAGTAGTAAAATGATTCTAAATCTTCAATTTTTCGACGCTTAAGATAGTCGCGGGCAGGGTGTTCTTTATTTAGTTCTGAGATTTTTTGAAGATCTAGACCCTGTTTCTTTTTGAAAACAGGTTTCTTAAAGTCGAACTTTGGACTTGCAGTCTGAGTTCCTTTACCAGTCAGTCCCTCACGATATCTCTCCATGACATACTGATCATGAAGCAAAGGATTCTGATCCTTCAGGAAGTTTGTAAAAGTTCTTCCTACACCACAATTATGACACTTATACACATAGTCATTCTTCATTTGGAAGAAGTAACCTCGTGCCTTATTAGTATGCTTCTTAGAATCCCCACAATAAGGACATCGAAAATTGTAAGTTCTATCGTTTTTCTTAGTAAACTTACCTAGTTGTGGGGATACCAGTTGAATGTATTTGGTATCAAGAAAACTCACTAATGGGTCTCATCACTCCACCCATATTAGCATTCTTTGCATCCTCTGTCAAGATTTTGAAGATAGGTGGTGCCACTTGTAGTAGTGCCACAAGGGTCGCAAGGACTGCTCCTGCACCGATAACAAACTTTGCGTTGGCATCCACTTTTCTCTGGATACTATTGATCCTATTCTGAACCAGTTCATGATCTTTCTCATGCCTTTCCTTCATATCCTCAAGCATACCGATGATGAGTTTATCGGCACGTTCGGATTCATCCAAACGATTTTCATGGCGCTCCAAGATTACAGCAACTCTGTTGCTGTTTTCTGAGATTGTGCCTACTGCTCTTTCAAGTTTGTCAAGCATCTCCTTAGAGAGATCTTCATAAATATCAAGTTTTGATTCTAAAACTGCTAATCTACCAAGACCGAATGCCATATATTTTACATTCTAGTGTGTATTAATACTCAAGTATTTATACATTTCTAACTGCGAACTCTAGTGCGGATTGATATGTAGTTGCGTCTTTGTTCAGCATATAACGGAACTGCTGTTGCTTGGGTTCATCCAATTGTGCATAACAAGCAGCAATTCTTTTAGCAGAGAAGTTGTCTAGGTTCTGGGTAGTTCCATCGGAGAAATCAATCTTAGCAAAGGATGTTTCACCAGTAGGACTAAGTTCCTGTGTTGCAACTTGTAGTGCAACATCTAGTGTATCAGTATTTTCATGAATCATAGTATCACCTGTCATTTCAAAAGAGTTTTTCTGGACTTTTTTCTGTTGATCGCTTGCTTTCTTTTTAAAGTCAGACAAACGTGCCTTCATCAGGGTGTCCATTTCTGATGTCTTGGACTGCATTTTTTCTTTTGCTTCCTTCTTCTTCTTCTGCATCTCCTTTTGGCGTCCAAGTTTTTTGCCTTGCTGGATTTGCTTCTGTGCTCTCTCAGTTTCTGAGGGCACTGCTTCAGAAATAATTGTTTCTTCTACTTGTTCCTTCATTTTCTTGCGGTTAGTTATACGGGAGAGCATTGTTTTAGCACCTTTGGTGCGACCGTCTACCTTATCTGATTTACCTTTATATGATCTACGTTTCTTTGTATTAACAAAGACAAACGCAGGTGGCATAGCGAGACCTGAACCGTCTCCTGCCATCATTTCATTCAAATTAGATTCAGTTGACTCAGACATTCTTGATTTACGTTATCGTTTAAACTATCGGGCAGTCTTTCTAAGAAAAGCATGAATGCTTTTAGATAATTCCAATGCGTTGCCTCTGTTTTATAAAAAAGCAGAGGCGTAGCAGCATCATCAAATACATTATACATTACAATAATATGATTTAAGATGAGGTGAGTTTTAAGTTCACCATTCGTTTCATATCGTTTAAATAAACGTTTAATATACCTGATCCTATTTAGATCCTCTTCAAAGTCACTATATGTGACTGACTGAGGATTATTATAATGTTTAATAGCAAAGAAAATCCAGTTTTCTGGAGTCAATTCATCGAAGATCATTCCTTATCAGGCAGTAGTTACAACAGCAACAGCAGAGATTTTCTCTGTAGCACCATTAGTGGAGTTGATCTTGACGCGGTAGGAACCAGCATCAGTATCAGCATAGGCAGAAATATCAAACGTTGTATTGGTAGCACCAGCAACGTTTGCCCATTTCTTACCAGACTTCTTCTGCCATTGGAAGGTGAGAACAGAAGCATCACCAGGAGGAGTAGCGGTAGCGGCAAGAACAAGTTGTAGAGCGGCACCAACAGCAACAGCAGTATCTGCTGGTTGTGTCTGGATGTCAATCAATACACTTACGTCTGCTGCTGCAGCATCATCTGCCTGAGTCTCGTTAGCATTAAGGTCAGGACCAGCAATGGTTACCAGCATCTCTGCTTTATGACGGGTGTTACCTTCACAATCGGTGTATGTAAAGTAGGACCACCAACCAGGAGCATTCAAACCACGAGCTTTGTTTTCAGCAAGTGCTGCTTCGGTGTCGTCAATAAAAATTGTTTGCTTTGCTTGTGCGGATGCAGCAACTCCAATGCCTGCTTTGGCTTTGTTAGCGTTGCTGTCCGTTCTTCCGTATAGGGACATTGGATCTCCAG